TACCACCACTGTTCCATATAACTTCGTCAACATATTTGCAGGAAGATATAACATCGTAGCGTTCTTGGTCGTTGCACACGGGTGGTTTGGTTTTGTATTCTTGTATAAAACTGTCAGTGTTTAATGATACAATTACTTGCCCTGTTGTGCCAGCAATTTCTTTGCATTGTTTAAGAAAATTTACGTGTCCTGAGTGAAACAAATCAAATGTGCCACCTGTGTATACTTTTAACCCCAAGGTGACTCACCACCAAGTTCTTTACTTATCTGTTTGATAGCAACATTTACTTTTTTACTAATAGTCCCATCTGTAACATTAAAGTATTCTGCTATCTGTTCAAGTTTTAACCCATCATCATATCTCATACTAAGAATGGTGTAATACTCTAAAGACAATTTCTTTAACGCTATCCTGATGTCATACATTGTGGCAAGGAACGAGCCTGCTGTTGCCGGGTCTCCCCCACCACCTTTGACAAATTCTGATGAAGGGTCTTTGGTTTCAATTGTTTCACCAAAAGCCATAGGCAATAGTTGTTCAATCATGCCTAATGAATAAAAGGCTTCGTCATGTATTTCATAACCAAGTTTCTTGGCCTTCTCTTTGCGACAGTACTTGTCGGCGCGTCGGTTTAGTGTTTTGGCAAGTCTTTTAATACCAATGCGATATTCTTGTTTGGATAGTTCTGGTGATAACCATTCTTCCATTTTGTCTCTACGTTTAAAACACCATTCAAGTAATTCTTGTTTAATATCATCTACTTCAACAAACCCTTTATAGTTTCTTGATATTGTGTAAGCAACTGTTTGGGATACTTCTACTAAATCTTGTATCCACTTGTCTTCCTCTACCATTTATATACTTTGCCTTCTACCACAAATGAGTTACCTATCATTGGTACTGGTACTGGTGTTACTTTACCTTTGTCAATATATAAGATTCCAAATCCTGATTGCCAATTTGCTGAGCCACCTTTAAGGTAGGTTGCTTGTTTTAAATCCATTATGTTTCCAACTTCAAACCCATACAATGATGAGGTTTGTTTGCCATTGAAAGCCGTGTTGCTGTGGATTAAACCGAGTTTATGTGTGTGTCCGCAAAGTACCGACATACCAATTTTTTTGGCTAATGAAGTTGCTGTGCCACCTGCGTAGCGTGAGGTTGAGCCTTCATCACCGTGTCCCATTACCCAACCTGGGGCAAAATTCCACAGTTTATTGTGATAAGTAATATCTAAATCGCGATAGCCAAGAAGTTTTTCATACTTTAAATCACGCAATGTTGCAAGTGCTGGAGCATCACGCTCAATGTATCTTTGTATTCTGTCACCATGGTTACTTCTCATAAGATGAAAAGGTTTGTTACCTATTGCTTTACGAAACCTACCCATAATACGTGTGGTTTCATCTAAATCTCTTTGTAAATTAGAATGTTCTGCTGCATATCCTTTAGACCAACGTGCTGGGGCTAAACAATCGGCCTCATCACCCACACAATAAAGTTCATCGGGTTGATAGTCTTTAACAAACTTAATTACTGCTTCTATTGCAGGTTTATTATGCAAAGGTATTTGCATATCCGATAGCACTACTATGCGTTTCATTCAGTTTCCTTAATTTGTAGTGCTATCACTTTGATAGCAATAAAATTTATGTAAGCAACAGCATCTGCAAGTTCTGCAAGAAGTTCATCTTTAGTTTCTTTAGCACTAAACGTTTCAAATAGTTGACCTGTTGATTTTGTGTACTGGTCTGCGCCAACACCTTTAATGCGACTCATAACATAGTCGTTAAATGATTCCATAAAAGACACTAAGTCCTGTAACGCTATGCCTTTTCCGTGGTTTTTAACTGCAGGATGGTCGTAGAAGAAACGCGTGGGAGTTTTATGGTTATTGTTTCCGCTTGTTTGTTGTGTGAGACTACCTTGAATCCCTGATTCATTAGTAACATCAACACTTGTTGCCATTCCGTTTGTGTCATTCGTCATCTTCTTCCTCCAATTGTTTTGGTGTAAATTCGCCTTCGTAATGAAAGTTTCCCGTTTCATCGTCCTCAATATATACGTAAACTAAAGAATAATTTTCTTTGTTTTCACCATGTATATACAATTGTATTTCGTCAACATCATCTGTTCCCTCTGGTGCTTCTTCGCCATCAAAAGGTCCGCCTATCATGAATCTTATCATCTTGTTTGCCTATGTGTGATGTATGGAGGAGCAGTAAATACGTTATTTTTTGCTGCAATATTCATTGCTTGTTTCCAAGTTGCACCTGCTTGTAAAGCACCTATGGCGTAGGCGGAGCCGGAACCTACACCATAGATACCATCGTCGCGCATTAGTACCGATAGGGAATCATCCAATTCAAAAATGGTTCCCCCTAATGCTATTAAGAAAATAAAATCTGGTTCATCATGTTCTTTATCAGGTGTGTAACCGTTTGCTACAAGTACTGTGCGAATACTTGGGGCAACATCAGCAATCATGAAATGGTATAGGTCTTTGTATGAGGTTGGTGTTGGCGTTGGGGGTCTCCACACGTGTTGCACAATGTCGCAAGGTTGTGTTGTGCCCGCACCGGCAATAAGATATTTGCCACGTTTAGTTATTTTTGAAACTGTTGGGTGTGAATAAGTTCTGCCACTTTCATCTGTTATACGTGAGTCTGCAACTAAAAGACATTGGTTTGTTTTTTGTAAACCAATTATTGTTGTCATGCTATCTTTTCCTTAAACCAATCAGCACCTTCACGTTGAAACATATCATTAACATCAGTATTAGGTGGAAGATTAACCACTACTGCTTCTGCTAAATCTTCCTTGATACGTTTAGCCAGTTCCATACCAGGGTTACGTCCATCTTCTTTGAGGTCATTGTCAGCAAAAACAAATATTCTTTTGTATCCTTCAAACAATATGGGAAACCAGGGCTTCCACTGCGACACGCCGGCAACACCAATCGCCGGAATGTTGCACATTCCTGACAAAACTATTGTGTCAATCTCACCTTCACAAATACACATTGTGTCAGTTTCAACACTAACTAAATCAATTACGTTAAACATGCCAATTTTTTGACCAGTAGGCCAAGTATATTTAGGTTGTGTCCCATCAATTTTACGAAACTTTATACCAACAACCCCTGAAGGGGTTAGATAAGGGATACTTAAAGCACCAACAGCGTGTTCGTGCCCTGGTGAAGGTTCAGTAACTGTCCCTAGTAGGAATGAATCTGCCACCTCTTTTGTGAGTCCTCTTGACCGAAGGTAGGAGACTGTCTCTGGGCTTAAATTCTGATGATACTTTTCGGCGGAAGCCGTTAGTAATTGTTTCTGCTCGCTTGATAGCATCTTGTCTCCTCGTTATCCCTTCCTTGCTCATTATAACTTTGTAAACATCACCCTCAAAGTCACAAACAAAGCAAAAAAACATTTCTTTATCTGGACTTACAGAAGCCGATGCGTGTCTGTCATCATGCAATACGCATTTAATACTTAACCAACTTCTATTGTCTCTAACGTTAGAGCCATAGTAGTTTAGTACTGCAACTAAATCGTGTTTATCATCCACTTTTGTATTGTTTACTCCATTGGTCTAACGATTGTATAACCCAAGCGTCTTTCATACTACCGCCACGTCGTTTAACAATCACATATCCTATTGGCCCAACGTTTAAATTTCTTGCTTCAGCATAGTTTATTACTTCAACCTGTAACTCACGCCAAAACTGGGGTAAATCTAGTTTAATGGTTGCTTTACATTCAAACAAATAAGGCACACCAGCAACGTAAACAACAAGGTCACCTTCATCTTTTGCACCAGCAAGACGTAAACGTTCAGCATTGTAACCTTTTGACCTAAACCATTTCAGTAAATCTGTTTCAAACTTTGAGCCTTTACGTTTGTTCTTGGCTGACATTACCTGCTCTTTTCGGTGTTAATTTGTTATCTTTAGCCATTTGGCATTATCCCATCTAATCTCATTTGTTTTTGAAGCAAATTCTCGTCCTTTAACAACATTCTTGAAGCATCAACACGCAAAGAAATCCACTGGTCTCCACCAGCAGAATGCTTAGCAAACCTATTCTTAACACATGCTACACGTAATTCAGCAGTTTCTGGGTCCATAGCAACAGTAAGAATTTGTTCAGGTAACTGAGAAACTTTACCTTGAATGGCACGGCGTGCCGGTGGGCGTGTCGGCTCACCTTCTGCCTCAGAAGTGTGATGCAAAACAAACACACTTGCTTCAGTTTCGCGAGCAAGATGATGGCATGCTTTCATGATGTCACGCATACCAGTCCACTCATTGTCATGTAATGCTGCAACGTTCATAAGATTATCTATTATTAAAAGATGTGGATATTGACCATACTTCTCACCATAGGCTTGAATCATTAACTGAATATCATCAAGTGTTGGAGAAGGGTCAAAAGAAAATTCTATGTGTCTAAGTGTGGCAAGTTCATTCATATAAAAAACGTTGCCATCAGTTTTTAAAGAGTCTTCAATGGTTGTTTGCTGGTGTCCTGTAATTATTGCTGCAGCACGAATAGATGTTGTATAGGCATCTGTGTCTGCTGAAATATAAAGTGTTGGAACTTCGGCTTTAACGCCATAAAATAATGCAAAAAGAGATTTACCAGAGTTTGGTTGACCAGCAATCATTGTTACTTGTCCACGTCTAAAACGTATTCCTTCTTTTTGCATTGAAGGAAATAAATCAGGGAGCAATTGTGGTTCATCTAAGTGCTGGACGGCTGCTTGTCTGATTGTTAACACAATAACCCCCTGAAAATTATCTAACGAATTGTGGTTCGCATTGGTCTACAGTGCCTTTTGGTGAAGGACACATATAAGCCTTCCACGTTTTACCATTCTTTTCTCCAGAACGATAAGTCATTTCACCATGCTTACAAGTTTTATTACCTGTAGTTGATGCTTGACGTGGTTGTTCAATTGCTGTTGCACTGAGTGCTGCTTTTAAAACACCTTGTGCGTTGTACAGTGTTTCCACTGCATTAATTTCTGGTGTCACATTAGCAATAGATTCTAATGCTTTGCGAATTTCATCTTCATCATAACTATAAAGATAAACATTCACTAATGTGTTTTGTGATGTTTTAAAGTTAAGTTGTGTCTTAACTCCTGGTGTATCTGCACTCATTTGTTTTCCTTTTTCTCTAGAGAAGCGAGTGGGTCTAACTTTACTGCCAACTCCCCGCCGTAAGCGTGACAGTAATCTTTAACTGAACAAGATTTACACATCATACCAAGGTTTGGTAAAAATATTTCTTGTTCAACACCTCTATTAAACTGGGCAAACAGTTCTGTAAATAGTTGTACTGTCCAACGCGACATGTCCCCTGCCTCTTCCATAATGCCTTGGCGGGCGTTATAGAAGTAACCTTTGGTAGGTCTAATACCGGTTACACTTTGGACAGCACAAGCATATAAACCTAGTTGCATATTTGTGTCAGGCATATATGAACCGGTTTTGTAATCAACAATAACAAT